CAATACAACAAATATATCAGCAAGAAAACATAAATCATCAACAAGTCATGAACTAGCAGATTTTGCAACCGGTTCAGTATTTAAACCACATGTTACAACAATAGGACTTTACAATGAAAATAATGATTTAGTAGTAATAGGTAAATTAAACCAACCAGTAAGAATTTCAGACAATACAGACACAACCTTTGTTGTGAGATGGGATCATTAAAATCGCGTCTTTTTTTTTTGACATATATGTATAATAAGAAAACAACAAAAGGTTGTAATAAAAATATAAATAAAATTTAAAATTAACAAAAAATGGCAGTAAAATTAAACGCAGAATTAGATGCTTACTTTAATACGGGTGATCAACCCTCAGAAAGTAATTTTCAAGACTTAATAGACACAATATTACCTACACCTACAATATTACCAGATGCAGCTTCAACATCATTAACAAAAGCAACATACCAAGGTAGAACACTTGTAGTACCTGATGTATCTCAACATTCAACTTATACTATGCTTCAACCAGCAGCGGCAGGAGAATGGTATAGATTTATTTATGGAGGTGCAGCTGTAGATGCTTCAGATCATATATTTACAATGACTACAGCTCTTTTAAAAGGTGCAGTACAGTGGATTAATAATACTGATACAGTAGATAACGGAGAAGCTGTGTATGCAGATGCATCTGATGATGTTCTTACTTTAACATTAAATACTCCAGGAGCTTATGAAATAAATTTCTTAGCATACTCTACAACAGTAGTTTATGTATGGGGCTTTATTGGATCAGATAATACACCAGTATTTAGTTAATAGTAATTAAAAGAAATAATAATTAAATTAAAAGAAAAATATGGCATCAACAAGAACAACATTAAAAGGATACTTTAATGCAGGTGACGAGCCTACAGAAGCACAATTTGGAGAACTGATTGACGGTTTAGTAAGTATCCAAGACACTAATCACGTAACAGGTTCAATTAGAACATCAGGAGGTATAAATATAACTCCCGAAATCCTTACACCTGCCGCTTCTGTAACAATTACAGCTGCACAAGCAGGAAAATTATTACTTATTGGTTCAACAGCAACAGCTAATGACGAATATGTACTACCAATTCCTACATTTATAGGACAAACATATCGTTTTGCATGGAATGGAATAGCAGCAGATGGAGATGATATCCTTTGGGTAGCACCTTCAGCTGATGCATGGACAATGACAGGTGGGTTTTTATACTTTGACACAGATGCAACAGATGCAGGTGGGTATTTAATGCAATTCCCTGGAGCTGATGATGATAATTTCCAAGTAACTGATCCTGAAGGTTTTGATATTCAGTTTACAGCTACAACGCTAACTAATTATCACATTACTGGATACTTAATGTCAACAGGTACAGCTGGATTAACATTCGGAGATTTATAATCGCTACTTAAAATTTTATTTATTAAAAAGACCTTGGTTTTCCAGGGTCTTTTTTTTACATGTATATTATGGAATGGACTTTTAATAAAAAAATAATAAAAGAAATATCAGATTTACCTAAAGATACATTTGGTTTTATATATAAAACAACTCATTTACCAACAAACAAAAAATACATTGGTAAAAAGTCTTTAATTTATAATTTAAAGAAAAAATTAGGTAAAAAAGAAAAAGCACTTTGGGAAGGTAAAGGTAGACCTCCTATCTATAAAAGAGTACTTAAAGAAAGTGATTGGAAAACTTACTATGGTTCACATGGTTTTATTAAAGAAGCAAATAAAGAAGATTTAAAAAGAGAAATCCTACAAATAGCTTATAATAAAAAAGAATTAACATATTTAGAATGTAAATGGCAATTTATATTAGAGGTATTAGAAAATAAAGGATATCTTAATGACAATATTCTCGGTAAATTTTTCGATAAAGATTTCGTGTAGGGATTTTTTTTATATGTATTAGTGTGAAATCATCTAAATTAAAAACATTAATCAAAGAACAAATAATCTCTTTAAAAGAACAGACTAGTTCTTGTCCTGACCCTTATGCTAATAATTTTGCTGGTAGATACCATATGTGTAATGGAAACACTGTACAAGGACCTGTAGATAATCCTAATGATTATCTAAATGTAGATTGTGGTTCTACTAGTAACTGTGATTGGCAAAATACTGATGGTTATAATGTTTATGGTTTTGAAACTCAATCTGATTACTTTGAATGTGTACAATCTACTCAACCAGAAGATAATCCTGACTGTCCTTGGTCAATAGAAGTATATCAATTATATAATAATCAATTATGTGTTGATAGTGGACCTATTGTATCTGATATTGATTGTAAATGGGATATGGTAGGAGCTGACAATATTTGTTGGAATTATAATTGTTGTAGTTATGATTTTGAATATCCTATAAATTCTAGTAATCCTTTATATCCTGGATATTTTGTTTATGGTCCTTCTTTACCACATCCTACTTGTGAAGGTCCTACAGTTAACCCTTTTACTGGTGTTGATGATGAATTCTTTACTGGTAGTTGTCATAGTTTTACTATGATTTGTAATGAAAATGATTTTACTAACTCATATATTAATATGAATGTAAGTCAAATTTATATGATGAATTTACCAGATGAAAATCCTAGTGGTTATAATACTAATATGGATTGTAGTAATAGTCAATATTTTTTTAACATACTTACTGACAAATTAGGACAAGAAATACAAATAGGAGAAATGTTTATGTTACAAACTCCTAGTACAGGATGGAGATGTATAAGATATGATGGACCAAGTGGAATAGATTCTGATCCTAATGCATTAGTTTTTGGTTCAATTAATAGTACAGCAACAAATGGAATTATAGAAGAATGCCCTATATGCCCTGAAATTGATACTGGGAGTAATTCACCACTTGGCTGTGAAGGATTTGCAAATTTACCCCAAGACTTTCAAAATACTATTTGTCAATCTTGTGAAGATCCTAATTATTTCAATATGCATTGTGAATGTTGCGATAGCTCATTTACAGTTGGTGGGAGTACTATTGGAGGAGATGATCCAGTTAGTAAACCAGATAAATTTCCGTTAAAAAAATTAACAAAAAATAGATTAAAAGAATTAGCAGGTATAAAACTTCAAGAACAAGAAGAAGTAATATGTTATGCATGTCAAACACCTTGTGGCCTTGCAGGAAATGATATGTTTGAATTAGGAGATAATACCACAGCAATAAATCAAGCTCAAGCTTTTGGTATATATGGAACTTCATATGCTAATACAAATATATCTAATTATATTGACTCTTATGGAGATGATGGAATGCCTAATTACATACCTGATCCTGATGGGTGTGTTCATTCTGCTCTTAACTGGACTTGGACAATGCCCGGTGAAATACTTGAAATTCCTTTTTCACAACTACAAGCACTTGATGGATGGGTAGCTCCTTTAGCTTGGAATCAATATAATGCTACGACTCCTGGAGAAGCTATGGATACCTATGCATCAGAAAATCCTGATCTAGATGATGCTCTGACAGCAGGAACATATTGTGCTCAAGGAGGTACTGCTTTTGGAGGATTTCAAACAGGACCACAATGGTTAGCATGGCTTCAAAGTAATTGTACTCCTGAAGATCATTATGCTGAAGTATTTACTAATCAATGGGAAGGACCTCCGGATAGTTCATGTGTTGGGTTTAATAATTTTAATTGGCCTATTTCACTACCAGATGGAAATACATTTGATAGTGAAGAAATATTTTGTACTAGATGTCAATATGAATATGAATCAACTCAAGCACTACACTTACAAGGTGTAGGTATACCTTCTTGTGATTGTTGTGAAAATGTAAATATTAGTGATGAAGAAATAGAAGATGAAGAAAATCAAGAAGATTTAACTACTATTGATCCAGTTCCAGATAAAGAAATTCCAGATAAACCTACAATTACACCTATTAAAAGTAAAGAAAAAGAAAAAGAAAAAAATAATAAATCAAAACCTCTACAAGAAAGATTCCAAAAACTAGCAGGTATAAAAAAACGTGGTTAGCATTACTTCTTTTCATATAATAATAGTATGAAGGAAGATCTTTTAAAACAACTATTAGAATCCGTATTAGGTAGAAGCAAATCAGCTAGAGGAGGTGATGAAGCTGTATTTACTTGCCCTAGTTGTAATCATCATAAGAAAAAACTTACATTTAATTTACAATCACAAAAATTTCAATGTTGGGTTTGTGGTTATAAAGGACATAGAGCTTATCAATTACTTAAAAAAGCTAAAGCTCCAGGATCTACTTATTCAACTTTAAAAGAAATAGATAGTCAATATAATTTTAAACAACAAATAGTTAAAAAACAAGAATCAACCTTTAATTTACCTGAAGGTGTACAACCTTTAATTTCTTCATCTGCAGTGTTATCAAGACATGCTTTACATTATTTAGATCAAAGAGGTATATCACAACAAGACATAGTTAAATACAATATACATTACAGTGAACAGGGTGATTTAAAAAATATGGTAGTAATTCCTTCATATGATGCAAATGGTATGATTAATTATTATGTTGGTCGTTCATTTGATAAAAACGCGTATATTAAACATAAATTGGCTCCCACCACAAAGGATATAATTGGCTTTGAAATGTATATAAACTGGGATTTACCGTTGATTTTATGCGAAGGAGCATTCGATGCAATGACAATTAAACGAAATGCAATACCTTTATTTGGTAAAAAAATATCTTCATCTTTAATGAAAAAAATTATCGAAAGTAATGTAAAAAAAATATATCTTGCATTAGATGATGATGCTCTAAAAGATGCTCTTAAACATGCTGAAACATTTATAGGTTATGGAAAACGTGTTTATTTTATAGAAATGCAGGGTAAAGACCCTAATGAATTAGGGTTTAAAGAATTTACTAAATTACTACATAAAGCCACAGAACTTACTACTTCAAGTTTAATGAAAAAAAGAATGGCCTTATTATAGTTTTTTATATTTATTATAAAACTACATAGTTAATGGAAAAAATTGCACTCTTACCAGGAGGTTTTAAACCCCCTCACGCAGGTCATTATAACATGGCTAAGTGGTTAATTGCAAATACTGACGCTGATTCTGTAGTAATTAAAATAGGTTCAAAAGAAAGAGATGGTATTACAAGAGATATATCTCTTAAACTATGGGATCTATATAGAAAAGCAGATGAAGATTCAAATAAATTAGTTATAGTACCTTCAGAATCACCCTCCCCAGTAAGAGACGTATATGATTTTATAGAACAAGAAGCACCTGAAGGATCTACTGTTTATTTAGGTATGGGTGAAAAAGATATAGAAGATCAAAGATTTAAAAATATAGGTAAATTTGCTGAACCTAAAAATATAAAATTTGAAACAGTATTAGTACCTCCTCAAGCAGGTGGTGTTTCAGGTACTGAAATGAGAGGTTTTATTAAAGATGGGGATAAAGAAAGTTTTCAAAAATACTTACCAGATCATTTAAGTTCAGAACAAAAAGATGAAGCATGGAGTATGGTTTCTTCTATTAAAGAAGATTTATATGACCCTAATGACCATTATAGAGATTTTGCAAAAACAAATGATCCTAATCCTAAAAAACCAATATCACCCTCTTACAAATATCATAGAGCAGGAATATATGGAAGAATGTATGAAAAAAAATTAAATGAACAAGAAGAACAAATTGAGGGGTGTACAAATCCAGATGCAATTAATTATAACCCAGAAGCAACAATAGATAATGATTCTTGTTGGGTTTTTGGTTGTACAGATCCAGAAGCATCTAATTATAATCCAAATGCAAATGCACTAGATGGTAGTTGTCAATATACAGACCCTCAAGATTTACTTTTTCATTTTTATCAGGGTTTTGTTGAGAACCCAAACGATTTTGTACCAAATCTATC